TGCCGCCCATTGACTTTATAGACTCGAAAGCAGATGTCGCTTCAGAAGCGCTCCCGCCTTCAAACATCGCACCGTAACTCATGGTGTTCGTGAACTCGTTGAAGTACGGGCGTATACTCCACTTCCCCTCGTACGGTCGGTTGCTCGCGGCCATGAATGACTGCTCCAATCCGTGTTTAAAATCTCTATGTTTAAGCAACTCCGTTTCGCGCATCTCCAACAAATTGGGGAGGTCGGGGGAGTTGGTTCTTTCAGCCACGCCAATTGCTGCGTTTAACGGCCCCATCCGGTCAGCGTGTCGTGCATCAGCAGCTTGCTGCATTTTGCTGTATTTTTCCAAAGCCCCAGCGTTGTGATCCAGCGCAGTTATTATCGGGTTCTGTGAGTCTTGCTGCTTTTGTTGTAAAATCTGTAGCTGAATCCCCGACAAACTCTTGGCACGCCCCTCCGCGCTGACTTCACGCTCTTCACGACTAACCGCACGCCCCTCCGCACTTTTCGCACGCTTCATCCCCTTCTTTAGAGACTTGAGACGCGCACCGCTTTCACTTACAGCACGCTGCTCACCGCTGACTTCACGCTCTTCACGACTGACGGCTCGCGCTTCCGCGCTCTTGCGGTACTTGCTTCGCTCGCGCCGCTCTGCCGCCGCCATGTTCGCCGAACGCACATCACGCGCCAGCCCCATGCCCATCTGTAGTCCAGTTGAAAAATTAGCCATTTCTATCCAGTCGGCGTAACACCGAACACGTTGCTCACTCCCTTGCCAAATCCAATTCCACCAGCCATGCCAGCCGCACCACCAGTCAACGCCGTCAGTCCCAGCCCAGCGGCCATGCCACCGATCTGGCTCCACGGACTCCCCTGCGCCAAGTCTGCGCGATAATTCGCGCTTTGCTGGCCGTAAATGCCCATAGATGTCTGCCCAAGCTGCTGATTGCTCATCGGCCCGATTCCAGATCGCAGTATGTTCTGCCCCTGAAACGGGCTGGCCCCTTGCTGCGCCCCACTCAACGCACCAAACTGCGCTGTGGGGGTCACTCCGGCCCCGAACGCACCCATGTTGGCCAAGTCCTGCTGGTACATGCGGTAACCCACGTCACCGACAGCCATCGCTTCTTGCATGCTGGGAGCGTTGCCAAATAAATTGCCGCGAGCGGACTGGCTGCCACGCGTGCCGTGCATGGCCCCTTTCGCTGCCGCCATGAAGTGCTTCTCCCCGCCCTCCATGATTCGCTTTCCCATTTCTTGGCGCATGGCAAAGCCCTCCGGATCGGCGGCTTCCAGTTCTTTCCGGCGCTGCTCGACAAACCGGACACCATGCGCTTCAGACTGTTCCAACATCGACTCGCTGATCTTGCCAGCGGACTCGATGTAGTAATCAAGATTAGCGCGGGACATGTCGATGTCGCCGATGCCGGTGAAATCAACTTCCTTCTCTGCGCCCGTCCACGGGTCTTTATACGTCCCAGCTTCGCCAAGCACGGCGAGTCTCTCGATCCGCTTTCGCGCTTGTATTGTCCTGAAATCTTCCCGAATTGCGGCTTTATTAGCGCCCGCGTAGTCTGGTGGGTCTGGTGAGCTACATCCCATATCAAAAAACTTTCACCATCAAGTTTGCCCGACCGATGTTGGTATAGTTAAACCGCCCCATCACCGACAAAAACGGGGATTCATCCGACAGCGGAACAATTAGCCCCGCGCCCCCGTTGCACCTCACCATGTTCTCTAGTGAACTGATCGCTATTATGCTATCTCTCGCTTTCATTCTTTTAGTGTGAAACCATGTGTTTACCGGCGTCAACGCCCCGACGCTGGCGTACCCCGCCAACTCCCCCGACTTCTCGAATACGTGAGTTGGGAGAACCGGCGTGTGGTCGTCCCATCCCGCTTCCGCATTCAACTTCACCAGTTCGTCCGTGCCTTTCAACGCACGCACCACCACCAGACTGTCGATTATTTCCATAGCTAAAATTATAACACATCATATGCTACCGCTTTTCTGCGTCCAGTCCCATGACAATGGCGCTGGCTTTTACACCGCGCAGTTGCAGTTTGTTCCCCGCTGCGTACACACGGTACTGAACCTCGTTGAACGTCCCTTTCGCCACCGTGCTAAATGCGCGACGAATCACCGCGTCATCACCAAAGACCCACGGCAACGTGTTTTCCAGCGTGATCCCCACGCCTTCCGACGTGTCAATGCTGGACGGGTTTAGCTGTTGCTCGCTGCTGGTGTCGTCACGCGTCTGGAATACGTCCACGTTTGCGCGGCTTTTGTTAAATTCAAACTCGGCGTTACGCCCAATCTTGTCGTTCATCTGGTCGCGAAACACAAATGCACGCGTCGTGATGTGGGACGGATAGAACGAGCCGTCATCTTTGTAGGTGCTGTCCGTCTCGTCATCTTGAGCAACATACTCCAGCCATTTCAGCACCTTGCCGTCCGTCTGCCCAAAGTGCATCCGCAGATCACCCGCAAACGCGGACTCGGCAAACACCGTGGGCGTCCAGTTTGTCCAGTAGCCAGTCCACGAACGTGTCACGGTATTGAAGACGAAAGTGTAATTGGGTGTGTCCGAACCAATCGGAACGGATAACAGATAACGGTTTCCCCAGAACGTGCCGCACGCCGTGTGCGCTTTCGACCAGTTGATCTTCTCGATCCAGTCCCGTATCGGCGTACTGATCGGCTCCGGCTCAACAATCGTCTGCGCTCCGTTCATTATCTGACCGATGCTCATCACGCCAAAACGCGACAAGAAGAAGCAATCACCACCAACTTCAGCCACCGTGCGGCGTGAGACGCAGCCAAATCGGTCGCTGATCTTCTTGATCTCCCAGTTGGCAGCTATCAACAGCGACGGGTCTGTATTGACAATGTAAAGACTGCGCTCCTTGAAAACCAGGAGATGGAAATTGTGCCACGAATGCAGCGCTCGTATTGGGTCGCCGCTATGTCCACCGATCCGTATCTGGTTGGTGGTCAAGTTCCACGTTGTGCCGTCCAGTATGTCGGACGCCCATAACCCGTCATTGGGTTGGCCGGACACGCCAAAACCAAACAAACGGTTCGTGTGTGATGTCGCGCTTGTGAACGCCAGACCATGCTCGCTCGGAACTGTGCTGTTGGCGTCATTCGTGATCATACGCATCGGGTTGGCCCCGTCACACACAAACATCTTGTCCACTAACTGCACAAAATCCACTTGGTTGGTTGCGTGGACGGTGTTTTCCGCGCCCGTCAACTGCGTCCAGCTAGTTCCAGACAAGTCGCAGCGGTACAAGTTGCCGCCAGTCGCGCTGACCAGACGCTCCACCGTTTGCGTTGGGTTATCGAAATACGCCAGACCCTGTATGTTTGTTGAGTGCGCCGTTGATGGGAATTTCAGCGTTCCCTTGCGGGTGGCGACCGTGCCGAACGTGTCCACATCCACGTTTTTGCCGTCACTAAACTGGTTGGCGTTGAGAAGATTCGGACGGACACCACTCACTTGACCACCAATAAACGAAATCGAGTTGTCGAATATCAGCGGTTCATCAAGCAAGTTGGACGCGTATCGGGGCATTGTCAGTTGAAATCATTGTATCCCCAAGCGGCTTCAACATCCGGAACCAACTGCTGCACACGCGCACTCTGGTGCTTTTCAATGTCGCGCATCAGTTGCAAATGAGCCGCCGCTTCTTGCAGCTTGGCTTGTGCCTTGGCGTACTGCTGCAAATATTCAAGCGCATCCGCTTCCACAAACGCCACAAGCGCATTGTCGATGCCGCTCAATGTCGGACTGTCGTTGTCACCAAGCGGCGTCACGTACAGCTTGCCCAGCACTAACAGCGTCTTTGTCGTGTCTGGCACGCGTATTAGCTGGATGCGCGGACGCGTTCCGCTGGCGCTGACACTTTTTGACAGCACAATGAAATCGGTGGGCGTCCCGCTCTCCGCGAGTAGCGCCGGATTCATCTGGAACACGCGCTGGTAATCCACCGGAGTGATCTCGCGCTCGTCCCAGTACGCCGACACCGGAAAATCCATGTCGAGAGTTAGCTCAATAATGTCTGATCCGGAACTGACGGTCGTTGAATACGTCCCAAGCGACTCACGCCATAACTCGGCGTTCCAAAGCATCTCGTACCGACGATCCACAAACGTCTTGAAAACGGCTTGGCTGTCGTCGTCCGTGCTATGAACTTTTTCGCCGACGTAGTTTGCTATGTTGGACTTGGTCACGATGCTACAAATGTTGATGAAGACGTGGCGGTGCTGGTTTCAGTTCCGTCTGAACTCCGAGTCTTCGTCACTTTCAAAGTGTTTATCGCCGTCAACGGGGCTGTCGGCTGAAAACCGTTTCCAGCAGCCGCCCCGTACACAATATATACCGGCGCGAACGTAAGCGTGACACCAGTAAGCGAAGTTGTGGCCGCTTGGCTTAATGTGAACGCCGTGACCGCCCCAGCAGAACCGCCCGAAATTGTCGCAACGGTCGTCCCAGCCGGAATCCCCGACCCCGTGACGTACTGGCCAACCGCAATCTTTCCGCTTGTCGCAATGGTGTCCACCGTTGTGTTGCTGTGCGTGTCGCCGGTAGCGTCTTCAAAACTTAATCCGTAATCTATCGTGTGATCCAACCAGACGGGCGATTTGGTGGAGTTAACATAGTTCGTGTGCGCCCACGAATTCCCGGTGACCATCAGTCCGGAATTGTGCGTCTTCATCTGCGACTCGCCTGTGTATCCGTATTTAATGGACGACGTTGTGAACGTCAGCGTCCTCGGATCGACGCCGCCCGCCGTGGCCGCTTGGCTCAATGTGAGCGACGTGACCGCACCGGCAGTATTGACGGTCGCAACCGTGGTGGCTGGGCTGGTCGTAATCCCCGTCCCTGACACCGATTGACCCACCTTGATTTCCGCGCTGGCGGTGCATGTAACCGTCACGCTGGTGTTTGTCGTGACACATGTCGCGTCCACAACGGTGTACGGGAGCGAAGTCGCTTTT